CGTACTTGCAATCAGAAGAAAGATCTGCTTACAGATTTTTATTTGATCCGTAAGAATAAAAAGGGATTTCCATCTGCATATTCTTATGAGTGTAAGCAATGCACAAAAAAACGAGTGATCGATGCGAGAAAAACGGAACGAGTTCTCAGGTGGGAATATCCTGACTGGTAGGGTGTTCATGCATTGTTTCCCCTCTGAAAGGTGTCAAAATAATAAATACTTTTAGAAAATATGACACATTTCTAGGAGATAAACATGGTAGTTTTACGCTCACCTGGGGTTGTTGTTAGGGAGAAAGACCTAACAAACGGCAGAGCTGATATTACTGATGCTAATATTGCAGGTTATGCCGCACCGTTCTTAAAGGGACCTATTGGAGAAGCAGTCACTGTCTCCAATGAAACAGAATTAATTGCCACCTTTGGAGAACCAAGCGCAGCAAATGCTGAATATTGGTTGTCTGGAACCAACTTCCTCAACTATGGAGGAACTCTTTCAGTAATCAGAACTGATTCTGATGAACTGTTCAACTCAGTTGCTAGAGTTGGTAATTCTCTCAGCGCAATCACCGTTACTAACGCAGCAACAAATGGCAAGTATGTAAGTGCTCCTGCTGTTAGTTTCACTGGTGGCGGCGGATCTGGTGCAGAGGCAACTGCACTGATTGATGCAAACGGAAAAGTAACTTCAGTCAACATCACAAATACTGGCAGTGGTTACACCGCTGCTCCAACTGTAACCATCGATCCTGTTGGTACAACTGCACTTGCAACTGCTGCTCAAGGCACAACTGCAACTGCAACTGCTGCTGCAGGTAACCTTGATGGTGGTGCATTGACTGGTACAGCAACAATTACTTCTGCTGGTTCTGGTTATTCTTCTGTTCCTGCAATCACCGTTTCTGGCGGTGGTGGTAACGGTGGTACTGCTGTTGCTACAGTAACTAATGGACAAATCACTTCGATTGCACTTTCGGGCGGTACTGGTTACACCTCTGCTCCAACTCTGGCAGTAGCAGATCCAACTGGTGTTGTTGTTACTATTACTTCTGCTGGTACTAACTACGATCCTGCTGGAACCTATACTGTTAACGTTTCTGGTGGTACTACTGTTGGTGGTGCAACTTTCACTGGAACTTTAGTTGTAAATGCTAGTGGAGAAGTTACAGGAGTCAACGTTGCAGATAACGCAGATTTTGGTAACTACTCTAGTTTTGCTGGCGTTACTCCAGTTATTCCAATTCCTGGCACGACTGCTCTGGCAACTGCAACAATCGCTGCAGATCCAATCAAGATTACTAGAGCAGAAGTTTATGAGGCATCTTACTCTGGCAACACCAGCGGTTGGTTATATGCTTCTAAATCTGCAGGTTCATGGGGCAACTCTCTGAGAGTTTGCACCGTTGACCACGGTCCTCAACAGTCCCTGTATTTCACAACTGCACCTGCTGCACCTGAAATGGGTGACTTCATCACCTCTGGTACGAAGAAAGGTAAGGTTATTGATTGGTCCACGGGTTCTGATGGTAATCTAGTTGTTCACGTTGTTTTAGTTGATAGTACAAACAACGACGCATATCTTCCTTCACCTACTACCGCTCAGCAGTTTGCTAACTCTGATGCAGTAACCATGGGTGGTCAAGCATATGCACTCAAGGGATCCAATGGCGTTGATGATGGATCTGAGTGGTATCTTGCTAAAGAGATGTATCCTGGTTCTGGACTAAAATGGAACACTGTTGCAGCAAGACCAGGAACTAGCGATGACGCTCAAGAGTTCTATGGCAGTGCAGTTGCTTATGATACTGTTCACGTTGCAGTTGTTGATGAAGATGGTTTAATCTCAGGTGCAAAGAATACAATTCTTGAGACCTGGACATATGCATCTAAAGCAAATAATGCAAGAGGTCCACAAGGTGGTTCTAACTACTATAAGAGAGTTGTTTCTTCTGGTAGTGAGTATGTCTATGTTGGAGACACCGCATTTGCTTATCAAGCAAAGACCGAAGCGTTTGAACCAACTGGTAGTAAGTCACACTCCTTAACAGGTGGTACTGATTATAACCTTCTTGCTGGTGGTGGTTTTGATGTAACTGTAACCGAATTAACTGATGCATACGATGTATTTGTTGATACCGATAACATTTCTATTGATTATCTGATCATGGGTCCTGGTCTTGATTCTGAATCGGGAACCAGACAAAAACTGTCTCACCTTGGATCAATTGCTGCAAATAGAAAAGATTGTATTGCATTCGGTTCACCACACAAAGGAAATATTATTTCTGCTGGTGGTACTGCACTTGCTAATGCAGATATTGTTAAGAACATTAAATCGTTCTATAGTGCAGTAGGAAGCAACTCTTACCTTGTTCTCGACGGAAACTATAAGTACGTCTATGATCGCTGGAATGATGTTTATCGCTATATCCCTTGCAACTCCGATGTTGCTGGTCTGGTAGCAGATACTGCACTTAGAAACGAACCATGGTTCTCACCTGCTGGTTTCTCCAGAGGCGGCATTCGCAATCTGGCAAAACTTGCTTGGAATCCAGGCAAATCAGATAGAGATGAACTGTATGCAAACCGAGTAAATCCAATCGCAGTATTCCCTGGTCAAGGTGCAGTTCTCTTCGGAGACAAGACCGCACTTTCTAACCCATCTGCATTTGATAGAATCAACGTTCGTAAGTTGTTCCTGGTTGTTGAAAGAGCAATCGAACAGGCAGCAAAGGCACAACTTTTTGAAATCAACGATGAAACAACAAGAAACATCTTTAGATCTATCGTTGAACCATTCCTTCGTGATGTTCAATCAAGAAGAGGTATCACCGATTTCTTAGTTGTTTGTGATGAAACAAACAACACGCCAGTCGTTGTTGACAACAATGAATTTGTTGCTGAAATCTATATCCAACCTGCACGTTCGATTAACTTCATTACCTTGACATTTACTGCAACAAGAACTGGTATCTCCTTCGACGAGATTATCGGTAGATGATCTGTAGACAATAAATAAAATTACGGAGAAACAACAAATGGCAAACATTAACCAGTTCAAATCTAGATTACAGGGCGGGGTCCGCCCCAATCTATTCCAAGTAGATATTGTTTTCCCAAGCACATCATTTGACTTGGGATCAAACAATACCACTGCATCTTCTCTTGCTGAGGCAGGAAGATACCTCTGCAGATCTGCACAGATTCCTGCAGCAAACCAAGGACTTATTGAAGTACCTTTTAGAGGTCGCTTCCTTAAAATTCCTGGTGACAGAACATTTGAACCTTGGACTGCAACCTTCTATAACACTACAGATTTCGATCTGAGAGCGGCGTTTGAGCAGTGGATCAACATCGGTAACAAAACTGATGAGGCACTGGGAACTTATGAGTTTGGTTCTGAAGGTTCTTTTGCTCAATACTTCCAGGATATTACTATTAGACAACTGGATAAGAATCCTGAATCTAAAGGTCAAGCAGCAGTAGATGGTGGTAACAACAAAGTTCTGAGAGAATACAAACTCGTCGGTGCTTGGCCAACTAGCGTTGGTGCAATCAACCTTGCATATGATAGCAACGATCAGATTGAAGAATTTGATGTTGAGTTCCAATATCAGTATCTTGATGCTGGTGAAAAGAACTTCCAAGTTGGTAAGGGTGAGTTTACCACTCTTAGAAACATTGGTTCTACAACTGCAGGTTAATTAAGATGATAAATAGAGTAACGGTCCAGTTACTCTATATTTGGAATGGCGCAATTATTTGGATTTTCAATTAAAGATGAAGATCTCAAGAAGGGGGCGAGGGCAGCCACGTCCCCTGTTCCACCTACAGATAATGACGCAAGTTCAACCATCACTCCTTACGGGGGATGGTTTGGTCATTATGTAGATCTTGATGATACTAAGAAGCGTGATGAAATCAATCTCATCCGCCGTTATAGAGAAATGGCACTTAACCCTGAGGTTGATAGTGCTATTGAAGATGTAACAAACGAGGCAATCGTTACTGATAAGGATGACAGTCCAGTAGAATTAGAACTGTCAAACTTAGAAGTATCAGAGTCAATCAAGAACCGCATGAGAGAAGAGTTTGATCATGTCAAACGTCTTCTCGATTTTGATAAATCTGCACATCAGATCTTTAGACGTTGGTACGTCGATGGCAGAATATTCTATCATAAAGTTATTGATTTAGAAGATCCATCAAAGGGTCTGCTGGAACTCCGTTATATTGATCCATTAAAAATTAAAAAAGTTCGTCTTGTAGAAAAACCTGCAGTAGACGCAGATCAATTTAACAAATACGATTACGGTAAAGTCACAGAATTTTTTGTTTATAATGCAAAGGGTGTAAACAATACCAATCAAGGCATTAAGATTGCTAAAGATGCAATCACTTATGTTCCATCAGGTATTGTAGACCAGGGTAGGAACATGACCCTGAGTTATCTTCACAAAGCAATCAAGTATCTCAATCAATTGAGAATGCTTGAAGATAGCATTGTTATCTACCGATTGTCAAGAGCACCAGAGCGTCGTATTTTTTATATTGACGTTGGCAATCTTCCTAAAATTAAAGCGGAACAATACCTGCGTGATGTAATGTCACGTTATAGAAATAAGATGGTATATGATTCCAATACTGGTGAGATTCGTGATGACAAAAAGCATATGAGTATGCTTGAGGACTTCTGGTTGCCTCGTCGTGAAGGTGGTCGTGGTACAGAAATTACCACACTTCCTGGTGGACAAAACCTCGGTGAACTGACTGATATTAAGTATTTCCAAACTCAACTCTATAAGGCACTCAACGTTCCGCCTTCTAGATTGGAAAGTGACAAGTCATTTGATCTGGGTAAATCTGAAGAGATCAACAGAGACGAAATTAAATTTACAAAGTTTGTAGGTCGTCTCCGTAAGAAGTTCTCTGATCTTCTCCACGATCTTCTCAAAACTCAACTCATTCTGAAAGGTGTTATTGCACCTGAAGATTGGGAAGAAATGAAAGAGCACATTCAGTATGATTATCTTTATGATAATCAATTTGCTGAAATGGCAAATCTTGAACTGCTGCAAAGCAAAATGGATGTTCTTGATAAACTAGATCTTTATGTTGGCAAGTACTTCTCTCAAGAGTATGTCATGCGTCAACTACTTCACTTCACTGAGAGTGAAATTGAGGAGATGAAACAACAGATAAATAATGAGATCGAGGCGGGACAAGTAATTGACCCTCTTGACCAGGTTGCTCAAGATAAGCAATCTGCTGAACTTGACATGGAAACTCAAAAAGTCAATTTAGATAATTTGAAGAATCCACCTGCACCTAAAACGTCAGGAAATTCAAACACTAAATAGTATCGAGGTTAATTATGGAACCCACTAAAATTGTTGACATGATTATGAAGGATCAACTTGCTGATGCTTCTGATGCAGTGAAAGATATGATTATGAACAAAGCAGCACAGATTCTTACTCTTGAAAAAGAAAAGGTAGGTGCGAATATGTTCAACCATTTAGAAAACGAACCCGAAGAAACAGAAGATGAAACTGATCACGGAACAGATTGAGAGTGTAGAATTTCTCGTTGAAGAAAATGGTTCTAAAAAGAATCATTTCATCGAAGGTATTTTCCTCCAATCTGATATTAAAAATAGAAATGGCAGAGTATATCCAATGAACGTTCTTGAAAAAGAAGTTCAAAGATATTCTGAGTCATACATTTCTAAGGATCGTGCATTAGGAGAACTTGGTCACCCCGAGGGTCCTACTGTAAATCTTGACCGTGTATCTCATAAAATTGTATCTCTTCAAAGAGAAGGATCTAATTTTATTGGTAGAGCAAAAATTCTTGACACCCCTATGGGGAAAATTGCTAAGAATTTAATTGATGAAGGAGTAAAACTCGGCGTTTCTTCTAGAGGCGTTGGTTCACTTCAAGAAAAAAGCGGAGTTAACTATGTCCGTGATGACTTCATGCTCGCCACTGCTGCTGATATTGTAGCAGACCCTTCTGCTCCTGATGCTTTTGTTGAAGGTATTATGGAAGGAAAGGAATGGGTATGGAACAATGGCATTCTTACAGAACGTCATATTAGTTCAATTAAGAAAGGATTAGACGCTGCAACTTGGCACAATCTTCAAGAGCGCAAAGTTTCCGCGTTTGAACAGTTCTTAAAGGGATTATAATTTATAAATAAAACATAGAATCTAACAGATTATATTAAGGAGAATAGCACATGTCAGCATCAGTTGACCAAAAATTTGAAACCTTCGTAGAAGAAACTCTTGAGGAAAAAGCGCCAACTGATGGTGCCAAAGGGGCAGACCCAATGGTTGCTGCAACTATTCCCGCTCCTCAAGATACCGCAAAGGACAACCTTGGCGGTCCTACAAACCAAAACTATAAGCAAGACAACGATTCATCCAAGATTGCCAACAAGGGTACATCAAAGGTTAGCGATGGTAAAGTTACCAAGAATGCAAAACCTGGCGATGCTGCTCCTGGCAAACTGAAGGAAGAAGAAGAGTCCACCGAAGAAGTAGTTGCAGAAACTACCGAAGTTACAGAAGAAGAGTTCAGTGTAGAAGAAGATGTTAACGCACTTCTGACTGGCGAAGAACTTTCCGAAGAATTCAAAGAAAAAACCAAGACAATCTTTGAGGCAGCAGTTAAGTCAAAACTCGCTGAAGAAACCAAGAAGATTGAAGAGTCCTACGAGGCACGTCTTACTGAGCAAGTCGAAACCGTTAAGTCGGAACTTGCTGAGAAGATGGACAAGTTCCTCACCTATGTTGCCGAAGAGTGGAAGAAAGAGAATGAAATCGAACTCCACAACGGCATTAAACTTGAGATGATGCAGTCCTTCATGGACGGCATGAAGAATCTTTTTGAAGAAAATTATGTACAACTCCCTGAAGAAAAATATGATGTTATGCAAGAGATGACAGACAAACTTGATGAGATGGAAGCAAAGCTCAATGAGCAAATTGAAACAAACATGTCACTCAACGGTAAGATTAACACTTTTGTTAAAGAGTCAATCGTAACCGAAGTGTCCAAGGGTCTCGCTGACACCCAAGCAGAGAAGTTCTCTTCACTCGCAGAAGGTGTTGAATTTGAGTCCGAGGAGTCCTTTAAGTCCAAACTGGAAACCATCAAGGAATCTTATTTCCCTAAGGCAAAAGTTGAACTGAAGGAAGACATTGCAACTGGAGAAGTTGCATCCCCTGTAGAGGGACCAATGGCTGCGTATGTAAACGCAATCTCCCGCTACGGGAAATAATTATTAAACCACTACTTACTTACTAGGAGAAAAACAAATGTTAGGCATGTCCCAACAACTCCAGGAGAAGTGGGCACCTGTTCTTGAGCACGGTGATCTTCCAAGAATTGAAGATAACTACAAGAGAGCTGTCACTTCCATCCTGCTTGAAAACCAAGAGCGTGTAATTCGTGAAGAGCGTCAGATTCTGTCTGAAGCAATTCCAACGATGAGCACTGGTTCAAATAATGCTGTCGCTGGCGCTGGCGCTGGTGCTGGCAACGCTGGTTTCAGTTCTGATGCAACTGCTGCTGGTCCTGTTGCTGGTTTCGACCCCGTTCTGATCTCCCTGATCAGACGTGCAATGCCAAACCTGGTCGCATATGACCTCGCTGGCGTTCAACCAATGAGCGGTCCTACTGGACTGATCTTCGCAATGCGT